GCTTTCTTGCGTTCAAACTCCATAGCAATATGATTGACAGTTTTAACAGAATCTTTTTTAAGTTTCTGTAACATATCTTTTGCTCCACTATAAACTCTATCCAACTGATTCTCATATGGTTGCCATTCACTTGACTTTCCACTATAAAATTTATTAAGATTTTGATGAACCTTTATATAACTTTCAACAGCGTTCTCATTAATCTTATCGGGAACATTAACATATAAAACATTATGGCTGGTATCAACAAACTCTGATTTTACACGCTCATCAAAATGACGCTGTGTTTTTGCTACAACTTCATCCTTGGCAATATCAGAAGCTTCTTCATCTACTTTAGATTTTTCTTCTTCACCTTTTTCACCGTCTTTAGAAGATTGCTCTTCATCATTAGAACCCTTATTGACTTCCTCATCAGAAACAGAATTTTCTTCTTCTTTAGATTCTTCTTGAGTAGATTCTGTTTCAACAGATTCAGATTCACCAGAATCACCAACTTCATTAGATTCACTATTAAATACTTGACTTTCACCAGTACCATCAACATTGTCTTGTGGATTATCACCAGTTTCAGAATTATCTGAATCCTCATGCTTATCATGTTTCTTACAATAAGCATGAACCTTAACGGCTACTTTTTCAACATCAGAAAAAGATTTTGCCTTCTCTATTAGATCAACAAGCTTTTGCTCTTCTTTATTGAAAAGAACATCTCCATATTGAGGAACCTTAAAATGGATATTGATTCTATCTAAAAAATCAGCATCATTAATATCACGTTTTTCCAGACCAAAGAAATCTTTTTCAATTAAATGATTGTAGCCTTTAAAGAATTGTTTGCGTAAGCCAGGATAGCGTCGTTTGACTAAAGATTCAATTCGAGCATCTTCAATAATATTGACACAATCTTTTGAAGTTTTCTTGATTATTTTTTTAAGTCTTTCAGGTTTTGCTGGAGTGAAAAGAGCATGCCCAACTTCATGGCCGACCAAAAGGTCGTATAAATGATTAGGCATATCTTTCCAGACAGGAAGGATTAAGCAACGATTTTTTAGATCAAACATAGCAGTCTGAACTTGCTGATGTTGAATATCTAAATCTTCGATTGCTAACAGTTTTGCTAGTTTTTCTTTTGATTCTATTTTCATCATATAGTAATACTCCTCAATTGTTGTATAAATTATAGCAAATTTCAACAATATATACAAGGATAAAGTTCGTCTGTAAGTGGTTCTTTTATAAGGACTTATAAAGAAACGACCGAGACCTTTGTTTATAAGGAGTTACAGAACCCTGTCCATAACTCCTTATATTCAAAGGAGTTATCAGCGTATTTTAATGGTTTTACCACTATCAGGCTCTTTTTTATGTAAAATAACTTTCAAAATACCATCCACCATTTCCGCTTCAATGTTATTAGCGTTGACAGCATTAGGAAAATTAGAAAAAGACCTTTCAGTTTTAACACCATAAAAATCTCTATCTTTTTCAGATACCGACTTATCACACTTGATAGTCAATGTATCAGCTTTAAATGTAACCTTAACATCTTTCTTTGTAAGGCCTGGCATTACAGCTTCAAGTGTATAGGTCTTATCATCTTCATTCCAACGATAATTAGATTTTCCATATAATGATGATGTTACTCCATTATACCAATTATCGTGCCTATCATAATTAATCCAACTTGGAAAAACACTATCAAACGGGTCTCTAAACTTTACTAAACTCATATCTGCTCCTTTTGAAAAATTAATGTTATACTATATAAATAACATCTAAATTTCAAATGTCAAGGTTTTTGCCAAAAAAAGATTATTTTTCCTGTACAAGTGGGTCTTTTATCCTCTACGGTACAAGGAGTTTTCTTATCTCCTACAAGGTGATCTATCGGCCACCACTTATACGGGTCAACTACAAAAAATAGAATCAAGATTAACATAATAACAATAATTTTATGTTTATTCATTTTCTTTAGGAGGCTTCTTACCATATCCATCTTTCGCCCATCCATCTCCTTTTAATTGAAATGATGACATATCCAGTATACGACCGCACTTCTCATTACAGTTCGGGCATACCAGCTTAACATCTCTTTGTTTTATGCTCCTCATATTTTCATAAACTTCGTTACACTTTTCACAATGATAACTATATAACGGCATTACTCATTCCTCTAAATAATTTGGTTGCCTAACCTCAGTATAACAACCTGAATAGGCTTTCCCTTCATGTTTAACATTAAATACCAATGCTTCTCTTAAACAATCATTCAGACTACCCTCATAAATTATTTTTTTACTTGCTAAATCTGGTAAAGACAATATCCACATTATGACTAATATTTTCATTCAAATATATATTGTGAAAAGTTATTAACTTTTTCAACTGTAATTTTAGATGGAAACTTATCATCTAATATATCTAATTTATGAGATATAATAAACAGATTAGTATTCTTTAGAAAATTAAATAGCTTCATTAAATCATCCATACCAGCTTGGTCTAAAGAAGCATCAAAGATTTCATCAAGTATTAATAGATTAACATTAACACTATTACGCATTGCGGCAATATCTCTCCATGTCAAAAGTAAACTAACATCTATTCTTTTCTTTTCACCCTCAGAAAACGAATAGTATGAGAAATCATCACGGTGTCTGCTCTTAATGGTTTCATTGAAATTTTCATCCAACTGAAAGTTTACAAAGAAATCCATATCCTTTAAATATTTATTTACTCTATCATTTATTACGGGAAGATACTTCCGAATAACTCTAGTCTTAATTCCTTTGTCATTTAATATAGTGCTTAATATATCATAATATTTTCTTTGGTCTACATATTGCAATCTTTCATTTTTATATTCTTGTAATTCACTTTCAAATACTTTTACTTTGTTTTTATCAATTTCTTTTGTCTCTTGAAGCTCTTCATTCAATTTCGTAATAAAACTATTATGTGCCTGTATATCACTATTCTTTAAACTGATTTTATTTTCTTCCTTCTGTATCATATCATTAGAAGTTTGTATTTCAGCTATTCGTTCCTCAACCTTCTCAACTTCTAACACGAGCTTATCTAAACCCTCATTCATCTCATCTATATCATCCTCAACATCATTAAGTTTTCTTTTCTTAAAACCTGCATCAATATCTTGTTCACAGGTTGGACAGTTTTCATTATCCTCAAAAAATCTTTTATCTTTATTAAGCTTCTTTAAATTCTTATCAATCTGTGAACGGTACTTATCCAACTCTTTATTCTTTTTCAATATAGTGGTCTTATCAGCTATAGAATCCATCAACGATAACACCATATCTTTATGATCTTCTATTTCATCATTAAGTTTAACAATCAATTTTTCTGTTTCTTCAATTTTATCTAAATTAGTTTTTCTTTTCTTATCTGAATGACTTTTTAATTCTTCAATATATTTTTCTTCAAGAATTATTTTTTCCTGAAGCAGTTTAATATCATACTCAAGTTCAGATAATTCTTCTTGTAATGTTCCGCTTCTATCTTTCACCAAGTTCTTCATAATAGAGAATATACCAATATCCAGAATATCCTCAATAATTATTCTACGATCACTAGCAGTCAGTTGCATAAATGGAACAAATGATGCTGAACCCAATACAACAATCTGTGTAAATGATTTAAAGTTTAATTTAAGAACTTTTTCTTCCAGATATTTTTGATAATCAGTTGCTTTGGCATCTTGATTTATTACTTTACCATTATGATAGATTTCAAAAACAGCTGGTTTCATTCCCCTTCGTATTTTCCATTCTGATTTACCAACGGCAAATTCTATCTCTACCATTAAATCTTTTTCATTAACAGTATTTAATAATTGACTTTTATTAATCTTCTTAAATGGTTTACCAAACAAAGAAAATGTAAGAGCATCAATTAATGTAGATTTACCAGCTCCATTCTTCCCTACCACCAACATCATAGGTTCTTTATCTAACTTTACTTCTACAAACCTGTTGCCAGATGCTAAGAAATTTTTAAATCTAACCGTTTTTAACCTAATCATCTATATTTAAGGCCTCACTATAAATCACTTGTAACAACTTCTTAACCTTATTCCGTTCCACATCTTTAACATTGTTGTCCGGAATACTATCTACATACTCATCCAGAAATGTTGATGTATTACCAACCTCCAAGTCTGTTTCATCATCCTCACCATATCTCATAGAATATTCTGATAAATCTTCTAAGATAGTCAAATCGTTCAATTCAGCTTTATATAATCTTTCTACAAAATTCTCAAAGCCAGCTACATTCGTTTTTTCTTCCACGATTAATTTTACAATCTTATCTTTATAATAGTTAGTATCTATTTTTTGATAATCAATATTACCGCTATCATCATAATAAATCTTCTCAAACAAACGATACTTATTTTGAATAAACTTTAACTCTCTGGTTTCTGTATCAAATACATGAAATCCTCTAGGATCATCATAATCATTCCAAGTGATCTCATATGGAGCTCCAAGATAATGAATGTTATCTTTACTTGACTTATGATGATAATGTCCAGAGCATACTACTTCGTATCCTTTAAATATATCTTTTGATATACCATCCTCTGCATTATAACCTTTATACATAGCAAATCCAGCAACCTCTAAATGACCCAACGCAACTTGTGCCTTAGAGTGTTTGATAAAGTACATTGTCTTTTCATAATTCTCAGAGTTTATCCAAGGAATCAAATCAATAACTGTACCATCAATACATATTGTTGAGACTTCTGGGTATGTTTCTATATTATCATAATGACCGTAAAGTAAATCAGAGCTATTAACAGAATTGGTATTTCTATAATATGTAGAATGATTACCGACAATACTATGGAGCTTGATATGATGTTGTGCTAAAACATCAAAGTAAAATCTCTTTACTTCATTTAATGTATGAAAGTTGACATACTTGCGTCTATCAAATGTATCACCCAAATCAACCACATTTATAATATCATGTTTTAATAAATACGGAAAAAACTGTTTCGTATAAAACTTCTCAATATATTCTGAGAAATATTGACTATCTTGTTTTCCACCAAAATGTTGGTCAGTTATTAGTGCTACTTTCATATTTAAATTCCTTTGTCCATTTAAAACCACACTTAGAACATTCGTATACTTGTATTGTTTTACCTTCTTCTTTTACTATATCAAATCCACAACTTTTATGCTTATATTTTTTATCAAATTGTCTACACCTTGCACATTCTTCAAAGAATAACACGGTGTAATTAATCATTTACTAAACGCTTCCTTTATAATATTAACAAAAACGAATCTTAAATTTTTAAACTCTTTCAGCCTTCTTAAAGTATATGGCAGCCACTCTTTGCCAAATGGAGTATATATTGTAACATTAAAACCATCAGATAACAAGGAAGAAGCTATGTCCCTTCTAATCCCGTATAATAGCTCGAATTGAAAATCATCTGGCTGAACTTTTAAGACGGGGAGCTGTTTCCTGATAGATTTGATAATACCTGCGTCGTGTGTTCCTATAGCGTGCCTGCAAGTATGCTTATAATGAAAATAGGTTCTACCATTGTTAGAAAGTAATTCCCGGGCTAACCTGATATAAGTATCAACCTTGTATTGATTGCGTTGGTATGCTAATGCTATATTTTCTTTATAGGCACCTTTCACTAATCTAATTGAGACACCCTCGGCCATCAATTCTGGTAAATCAATTGCTGTTCTATAAAGATTACTCTGAAGTGCTATGCCAACTTTTTTTACTCTCAAACATAAATCAATCGTATCTTGTGTTACAGAACTATCTTCCATATCCAAACGAATGGTTACTCCATATCGTTCTGCCTCATGTACAATTTTGGATAGTAGTTCATAAGCTTTTTCTTTGTTAAGTTTTAATCCGATTTGTGTTGGTTTGACAGAAATATCAATTGGGGAATTTTTATAATATCGTATTATTTCTAAATATTGTTCTGCTGCCTTTTCACAATCATCAATAGTTGTACTCAATTCACCAAGATAATCAATTGTTACTCCATAGCCTTGTTCCATTAAACCAGCAATAACGGGTTTTGCTGAATCGAAATCATGTCCCGCAATAAATCGTTTAGCTAATGTATATAAGAACTTCATTTCATAAAGTATTCAAGCTTAGACTTTTTTTTTGGTTTTGTTGGTTGTGGATTTGTCGCATATTTCTCATGCGATGTTAAATATTCTTTATACTGTTTCACCAATGGCTTGTTGTATTTATCTTCTTTAGTATCTCTTAATTGTTCTACAATTCTTTCATTCTCTATAATACGATACTTTATATGCATCTGTTTCTTTTCTTTTGTAATTCGCCTAACATAAGCATGATGTATAATCTGTGTAAAATAAGAAAAAGGATTCTTAGATTTATCTGGATTGAAGTTATGAGCATATAACAAACAATTCTCAATACCATCAGAAACTAAATCATCTCTAAATGTATAGTTAATGAAGTTAGGACGCCAGGCTAGATTTTCAGATATTTTCAGAAAACACTCACCAATATATTCAGTTACGGGAGGATCAGGTTCGTCAACTTCACGATTATCAATTACTCGCTGTTTCCATTTTCGCATCTCCGTAAAAAACTTATCATTATCTACATAATGCTTTTTCTTGTCTGTCATTTCCCTGTACTCCCAAATCCACCATCACCACGTTCTGTATCAGTTAGTTCTGCTACTTCTTCGAGTTCTGCTGTAACTACTGCAGCCATAACTAACTGTGCAATTCTCTCACCCTTTATAAGTTCATATGCACGGTGATCGTGATTCCTTAATATAACTTTTACTTCACCACGATAACCAGAGTCGATTGTCCCGGGACTATTCATAACTGTAAGACCCCACTTATATGCCAGACCAGACCTTGATCGAACTTGCACTTCATATCCCTCTGGTATCTCTAAATATATTCCAGTTGATATTAGTTTCCAATTGAAAGGTGGAATACGCATCTTTTCATTACTACATATATCCATACCAGCATCGCCCGGGTTCTTATAACACGGCATTGGATTATCACTTAAATTTTTAATTTTTAATTTCATGTACTTGTTTCACAATATTGTTGATTAACATAATATTTTGTTGCTATTTTTGGAGCCTTAGTTGGAAACATATTAATACTTCCACATTCATCACACATATAATCTAAATAATACTGTTTTCCAGCATATCCTTCAGAGTATCTTGTCTGCGCAGTCTTTTTGTCGCACCGACTGCAACAGCACTTCTTCTGTATCCGTATCTTCATAATAGTCCTCATCTTCGATAATTTTTTTATTTTTGTTTTTAAAGGCTATCATCTTTTTTTTCTCAAATCTGTCTTTCACGACTTTCTTCCTGCTTTTACTCATTTTAAAATCCTTATAATGGTATCAAGTTATAATTATAGTCAAACTTTTCTTTTAAATAAATGTTCAACCGTTCTTTCCAATGTTTCAATCCATAGTTGTCCCGCTTCTTCCAATGTAAATCATCTATAATATCATATAATACTGCTCGATTATCTTTATCATCCAATCTCAACACACGACCTATTGACTGTAAGTTCCTGACTTTTGCTTTGTAAGGATGTGCAAAGATTAAATATTGTAGATTCTTTATATTTACACCCGTTGATAACACACCAGAACTTGCAACAATAATTGCGTTCTTTTCTTCCTCTGTTGCTTTCCTAATTGCTTCTCTTTGTTCAACATCTGTCTCACCAGCTATAAAAAAGATTTGTCTTTTGGATTTTTTATCCAACAACATTTTTTCTAAAACTTTTCCATGTTTCTCTACATAATTAAAAAGTATCAATGTATTGCCTTTTTGCTCTAATGCTAAATTACAAATAAAATTATTTCTTTTCTTATGTAATACAATAAAGTCTATTTCTTCTTTATATGTAGCCTTCTTCATAATCTGTCGTTCTGCTTCAGGATATTCCAACTGCAAACATTGTATATTTAATGTGGATATATGTTTATCATCCATCAATTTTTTGGATGTAACAGATGTATATGTTTTTCCAAACAATCCTTCCAACATCAATTTATTACACTTACTATCTTTAAGTGTACCAGTAGTGCCAAATCTATATTTACACAATGTTGCTTTTTCTAAAATCCCTTTTAATGAATTGGCTGTTGCTAAGTGTGCTTCGTCACCTACGATTAAAGAAAACTGCTCAAAATACTTTTTCGACAATCTATATAAACTCTGCCATGTACTTATATATATCTGTTTATCAGAAAATTTCTCTTTGCCTGAATATATCTTGTGGCAATATTCATCTACATTCCATGATTTATCATGGGAAGAATAATCACCAAAATCACCAAACATCTGTGTAACAAGATTAGTCGTTGGAACAACTATCATCATCTTATCATCATCCAAAAATCTTTGATACCATCTTATTAAAGCATATATAACCAGACTTTTACCTGATGATGTTGGTGATAATAATAATGTTCTATCCGTCTTAACACATTCCATAAAAGAAGCTATCTGATAATCTCTCGGTGTAATCTTTTCACCTTTACAATGTAAATTAAGTGAATCAAAGAACTCTTTAATCTTTTGTATATCACCTTCTTTTAAATGTCTGACATCTACAATATCTGTTTCAATCTTATAAGAATGTTTCTCGGCCCATTCTTTAAGATATGGAAGTAAACCTAGATACAACTGTCCAGTTTGTATGTTAAACAATCTTATCTTTCCATCCCACATCTTTGCTTTAACTTTTGGATGGAATTGAGCATTAGGTACTGTAAATGAAAAATATTCATTTAATTCATATGCAATATGCCGCTCACAAGATAATTGCAAAAAGGTTTCGTTGAGTTTTCCAACAACAATCACGTTAAATCCCCACTTAAAAATTTCTTCCACTTAATCGTATTACTAATATTAAATGAAGCATTTTGTATAATTCTAGCTGTTTCTTCAATCAACTTGATTTTTTCTTCTTGTTCATCTATTTTATCTTTAATATCCATAATCTGTGTATCGGCATCTAAAAACATATCCATATCAGTTTTAAGAACCTTTAAATCAAATGGCTTGTCCTCATACTCATTTTCATTTGCTTTACCAGAATAATATAACCAGCGAGATAACTTAAGCGTTTTATATTGTCTTTCAAAAAATCTTAAAGTATTTTTTTCTTCGTGCCTTAGTTGATGATACTTGTTAGCTAGCTCTGGAATAGAAATAGAATATCCATCAAGATCAGAGCCATCAATCTTCGTATCTTTTTGACACATTTCTTTTAAATCATTTAATTTCATATACTAATTATAACAAATTTAAAGGGTTTATACAAGGAAGATGTTAGACTAGTTTATTCACATCAAAAATGCCTGTATACTTAAAAGTTGCGTCTACGACAACGGGTTCTAAATCAGTATTATTTGTGTCAAAATTAACTACCCCTAGTGATACAGGAAATACATCTTTAAATACGATACTATAATTCGGGTTGGATTTATTGGTGTGTATAATAATATTACAATCAGATTTAATATCCTGACCTGCTTGATTATCATATTGTTCATATCTCTCTGGAAAACCTAATGCGATTAACCAATTATAAATTTCTGTATAATTCTGCAAATCCTCATCAACAATAAACGATATATTCAAATCTTCAAACTCTAATACATCACCTTCTATTGGAATATTAGCAAATGGTGTAGATTGAATAGTGTTAGCTAATGATATGCCGGGAATATTCACTCGCTGGCAAAAATAGTTAATATTCGGCATTCTCAAGAAGTTCGTTTCAAAGGATACTACATTGAGTTGATTAAGATTAATTGGTTGATTTCTAATAGCCATAAAGTTTTTCCTTTTATTCTATGTATAAATAATGTATCATATCATATATTTATAATACTTTACAAGGAACACTATGAAATTGAACAAATCAACTATCGGCTGGTTTATCTTTCT